CCGTATTTTGGGCCTGATATTGCCGCTTTTAATCCAACACAAGAAGCCGCTTTTAATGCAAATATAGGAGCCGCAGAAGCGTTTGGTTTGGTTCCAAGAGGATCGGTAACTGCCATGCAGGATATGGCTCCACAGCCACAAACATTTGAAGGCGGTCTTAGGGCGTATTCATCTGCCCCGTTGTACGAGCAAGCTCTGGCTGAGTATCAATCAAGGATGCCTGGGCAATCGGCTCAATACAATAAATTGTTTGTTGATCCATATAATAAGCCAGATCAAGCTGATTCTGGATACGCTTCTCCTAATAATCCAACACCTGGATACGGCCCTGACGGAATGTCGCTTAATCCAATAGGTTATATAGCTCCAGTTGCTGGTTCAGGTTTTGCTTGGGATCAAAGAAACCAGCGAATAATGAATGGCTCATGGATTCCTTATGGATGGGATCTGATTGGCGAGGGCAAAAAAATGCTGATTAAAACAATGGAAAGTGGTTTAACTTCTGATTACGATCCAGACACTGGTGAATGGATCCATTATTACAATAACCAAAATCCTAGAAAATACTAAAGCTGGATATTAAGTAAAGGAAAATAATATGGCTGGCGCAGGAGTTCCAAATGTAAATGAAGCCGCCGCGCAAGGAATATACGGCGCTGGACTTGGATCGGCACAAGGTATGGGATACATGCCAAGGCAAGTTCGTGCTGGGCAATTAGCTACTACTGATATTGCTCCATACATGAATCCATACACGAATGAAGTTATCCAAGCTAATGAGGCTGATATTCTTCGTGGCGCTCAGATGGGGATAAACAATCTTGGCGCACAGGCGCAAGCCGCTAGAGCTTTTGGTGGATCTAGACATGGTGTTATGGAGGCAGAATTAGGTAGAAATGTCGCACAACAGTTGGCTCAATCGTCTGCCGGATTAAGGCAGGCTGGATTCCAAAACGCGCAACAGGCCGCATTAGCCGATATTCAGAACCAAATGGCGGCTCAACAATATAACGTTGGCTCAGGATTGCAAGGGCAACAACAAAGACTAGCCGCCGCTAACCAGCTTGCTAACATTTCAAATCTTGGCTTTGGTATGGGGCAAACTGTACAGCAGAATCTCATGCAACAAGGCGCTCTACAGCAAGGCGTTCAGCAGGCATTGATAGACGCGGCAAAACAACAATACGCCGGATATACTGGCGCACCTGGGGTATCAATAAATTATTTATCTAACGCAATTGGAGCTACTCCTATGGGTAGCACTACAACACAGAGCGGAAGCCCTGGGCTATTTAATATGCTATCTACAATCGCAGGCATAGCCGCCCAAGCTGGAATGCTTCCAGTTTCAGACGTAAGGCTTAAAAAAGACATTAAGCAAATAGGAAAACTTCCTAACGGAATGAATCTGTACAAATGGGCCTGGAACAAGATTGGTAAAGCCATTGGTGCGGATAAGTTTCCAACCTTTGGAGTTTTGGCTCAAGAAGTTCAAAAAATCAATCCAGAATTTGTTGTTAAAGGCGATGATGGATATTTAAGAGTTAATTATTCAAAAATTTATTCTGTAGGATAAGACATGATTAATCCTTTTGATCCTTACGGGTTATATACAGATCCAAATCAACTTGGCGTTGGGAAAAATATTATAGGAGCTAATAAAGCTGTGGCTCCACAACAACAGCCAGTTGGCTTGTTAAACATACAACCAAGGCAACTGCCTCAAGCTGAATTTACAGAACAGCAGTTAGATGGCGGTGGGCTTCAAATGGCCGCAAATGCATTTATGAAGAATAAAAATCCTGCAACTGACTATGCTCTTAGCGCTGGAGGAGTATCGGATTTAGGATTCAAGATGCCACAACAGGCGCAAGGAACTGAAATGATGCCTAGCTTTAATTTTGAGCCTAGTATTGGATTAAAATCTCCTCAAAACGGACTAGGACTGTTTTTGAATAAATATTTTTAAAAGGCTAGATAATGGCTACTTTTCGAGATTCATTTGCTGAAACAATAACAGAAGAAGATTTAAAAAGAAACAGAAGAGACAGGTTAGCTCATTTGGCGCAAGAACGCGCAAGAATGGAAATGGCTAATAGGCTTGGAATTGATGCTGAGTATCTTGGAACTTTGCGAGATCAGGCTGACAATCAAATCCAAAATCAAATGCCAAATGAGCTAACGATTGATCCAATTGAATTAACAATTCCTAGTCAGCCACAACCAAGATATCAGTCTGGATTTGATGGTCAAATGATACGTCAAGGAACAGTTGTTCCTCCTCAGCCTAATACTACAGGATTGTCTTTGTTAGGAGAAAACGCTACTTCTCTTGCTAATGATATTGTAAACAGAAGGCGAAATAGGATTTCCAATCAATCGCAGGCATCAATGCCTACTTCGTCTGCAAATAATCCTGTAATGACAGGTATATTGCAGGCTTTATCTCAGCCTCAATCAGTTCAAAATGTTACTGGATCCCCTGCTGGATATTCGCCTGAAATGATAAGGGCGCAAAGCCAACAGCCTCGGATTGATCGAGAGGCTGGAGTTGATTATCGATCAGGATCGCCAGCAGGTTACATGTCTGCTATGGAAAACGAGAGCATGAATCCAACTAGATTTTCTGGATTACTTGGACAGCCAGGAGTTGAGCAAAGGCAAATAAGTGGCGCACCTAGGGACGTTGTTGATAGGTCTAATCCAATTCCAATAGATCCAGTTATGGCACCAGTTCAATACATTGAAGAAAATCAAAATATTGATCAATATGGGCTTGGAGAAGAAGAAAGCAGATTAGGGCTTAAACCAGGCGGAGGCGTTGGCCTCAAATCTGATTTAATTGATTACGCAAAAGATGGTAGCGGTGATGTTTTATATAACGGCCAAAACACTGGAGTAAAGGCTGACGAATTGAATGAGGCCCAACAAAGACTTTCTGGGAATTATGGTTCTCAAGATCATTATCAAAAGACTTTTGGTAACCAAGAATTTTTATTGGCATTGGCTATTGGTCTAAACTCATTAAGCACATTCCCGAACCAGCAATGGGGGCAATTTTTGCAAGGTCAAATGCAAAGCATTCAAAAGCGCAAAGGCGCTATTGATGGCGCTAACTGGTTATTGAGCAAAGGCAGAAGGGATCTTGCAGAGGCAGTAGCTACTGGTACTTTAGATTTTGATAAAGCATATGCTGAATTTACCAAAAAGCCTGAAGAAACATTTAGAGAGCTTACTGCAGAAGAATACAAAGCAATTGGACACGATCCAATAACAGGTGGTCGAATTCAAGTTAGCGAGACAACTGGGCTAAGACGAGGCGGCTCATACACTAAATCAACTGCTCCGACCGTGAATCTTAATGTTGGGGAAAAAGGTTTTGAACAAATGGGCAAAGAATTTGCCAAAGGAGATGTTGAATTAGTTGGAAACGCAAGAAAAGCGGTTGGAAGAATTTCTTCTCTAAACAATACTTCTGAAGCAATTATTCGTGGAGCCGTTAGTGAAGGAAAAGAAGGATTTGAAACTGGGCCATTTGCTGAACTTAGAAAAGGCGTTGATGCTTTCTTGGTTGGATTTGGTAATAGAGATAAACAGAGAGTATCAAGACTAAGTGACGCAGAATTGATTAATGCGACACTTGGCGCTGATGTATTTGGAGCAATTGGCGAGCTTGGTATTGGAGCAAGAGGACTTGATACTCCAGCAGAAAGAGAATTCTTGAGACAAGTTCTTACAGGAACAATTGAAACAACTCCTGCCGCATTGCTATACATGTCTTATTTGAGACAAAAAATTCAAAGAGGCACTATTGATACATATAACGAGTATCTTGATTCAGGAGTTTATGGCCCTTACGCAGAACAAAGAAATATGCAAAAAATTCAATCTCCAGAAACTATATTTGGAAGAGAATTTAATAATTACAAAGAAATGCAAGATTGGCTTGAAGAACAAAAAGCTCAATACTCTGAAAGCACAACCACACAAGGTGCTGGAACAGTTACAAAGGACGGTATTGAATACGAAATTGAGGAAGTTCAATAATGCCTATATATAAATTTAAAAATCCAAACACCGGACAGGCTGTTCAAGTATGGGCTGATACAAAAGATATGGCGGTTCAAAAGTTTCAATCTGAAACAAGAGATCCAAAAACTTTTCGTATTAAAGATCCAAGATCAGATGTATCTCAAAATATAACCGCATTTGATGCTAAAGAGGCAGTTAAGATTTCTCAAAACACGCCAAGCGGCGGACTTGGAACTCAAATTCTTGGAGGAATAAATACTGGACTAGCTAATCTTGTTGGATTACCTGTTGATGCTGTTAATTCAGCTATGGGTGCTTTGGGGATTCCAGTAAGTGAAACGCCTGCAATGGGATCTCAAATGATAAAAGAAACATTGGATTTTATGGAGAATCCATATTCTTTTAATGTTGATACATTAAAGTTTGAAAAAGGCCCGTCAGAAATGCCCCCACAAACTGGCGCAGAAAGATTCGCCAGAAGAGGCGCAGAGTATGCCGCAGGATCTGTTGCTGTTCCAGGAGTAGGTGGAGTAAGACAAATTGGATCAGCTTTAACTGCCGCAGGCGGAGAGCAAACCGCTTTGGAATTGACTGATGGAGATATTCCAAAATGGTTACAGCCAATCATAGGTGTTGCATCGTCTGTAGCTCCTGGTTTATTAAAAACTGGAATATCAAAAGGTTTTCAAAAATTTGAAGGCACAAATCCATATCAAGTATATTCTTCTGGAGTAAGAAAAGAAGCAGATAATCTTTATTCTCAAATTCGTAATAATAAAAATCTAGCAATAGATCCAACTATTTTTCAAGGATTGGAGAATGATGCATTTAACTTTGCAAAACAAAATGGACATACATTTATAGACGATGCTGGAAGAGAAGTAATTAAAAAAGATTTTGAAAAAACAAAAGAAATATTAAGCACTTTGAGAGGAAGAGATCGCCAAAATTATGTTAGCGGCGCTCAAGCAATGTCTGACAGATTAAGTATTCAAAATGCTATTGAGGATGCTGAAGGTGCAGAAAAGGCAATGCTTGGCTTTATTTGGAATCAATATAAAAGCAGAATTTCATCTCAACTTGGCCCAGAATTCCAAACGGCCAATGAGTTGTGGAGACGATCTTCAAACGCTAACAAAATACTAACTGAATTGAATATTGCTCAAAATGCAATTGATCAAGGTGGAGATGCATATAAACTTGTGCAAGGTAGACTTAGAAACTTGCTAAATAGAATTGACAAAGGTTTTGAGCCTTTATTTAATGAAAAAGAAATAGAAGCAATACGAAATGCTTCTAAACAAACAACCGCACAGTCTATGGGGAGATTCTTGCAACAATTTGGATTTAGCGGTAGAGGAATTGTTGGAATGGCTACTGGGGCCGCGCTTCCAGGAAGCACTTATGCTTTAACTGGAGATTTAGGGAAAACGGCACTTGTAGCTGGATTGTCAACTGGAGCATCTGCCGCCGGACGAGGCATGGCCAGAGGATCTCAAAGCGCAAGAGTAAATAAAATGATTGAAGAAGTTTTGGCAAATCCAAAACTAGGGCCAGAAACTAAAGATCAATTAATTAGGGCCATACAAACTTATGCGGCGCAACAAGCAGGCGGAGTTGCTGAAGGCGTTGAGTCAGCCGTAGAATCTATAATGCCATAAGGGAATATAAATGAAGCCAGAGCGCATGGATAAAACGAAGATTGAAGGCATTGTGCAGAATGCTGTGCAAGATGCTGTTGACTTCATTGAAAGCGAAATAGCAGAAGATAGGATTAAGGCACAACGCTACTTTGATGGCGAAGTGGATATTGGCCAAGAGGACGGCAGATCGAAAGTAGTTGCTACTAAAGTACGCGACACGGTTCGAGCTATCAAGCCAAGCCTTATGCGCGTATTCTTATCTACCGATAAGCCGGTTGAGTATGTGCCAAAAGGCCCAGAAGATGTATCAACTGCTCAAATGGCCACTCAATACATGCACTGGGCATTTGGCGAACTTGGCGGATACCGCATCGTAAATGACGCATTTCACGACGCATTAGTCAAGAAAGTTGGAGTTCTGAAGGTATATTGGGACAAATATACAGAATCTGAAACATACTCTTATACGAATTTAACCGATGATGAATTTACCGCAATTGTTAGTGAAGATGACGTTGAAGTTATTGAGCATAGCGAAGAAAGTTCTATGTTCATTGATGAAATGGGCATGGAGATGGAAGCTAGAGAACATTCTGTCACGGTTATACGAAAGAATGAAAAAGGGCGCATGATGGTTGAATCTGTCCCGCCAGAGGAATTTATGGTGGACAGAAACGCTCGATCAATTGATGACTTCTATGTCATAGCTCACCGCACCGAAATGCGCGTATCTGACGTTGTAAACATGGGATACGATTTTGATCAAGTCTCAAAGCTAACCGGAATTGGCTCAAGTGACACATACTCAGAGCAAGAAGATTTTGAGCGTCGCGGATACCAGATGGACGAGGATGATCAAACGCCAGACTTGTCAATGAAGCTGGTGGCGATTACCGAAGCCTACATGAAGATGGATATTGAAGGCACTGGAGTTGCACAGCTATATAAATTTACGCTTGGCGGTAACGATTATCAGCTATTGGATTATGAGCCTTGGACAGAAGTCCCATTTGCAATATTTGAGATAGATCCAGAGCCGCACGCATTTTTTGGAAGATCCGTAGCTGATTTGATCATGACAGATCAAGACGCATCTACGGCTATGCTTCGTGGCGTATTAGATAACGTGGCATTGACCAACAATCCAAGGATTGGATTTGTTGAAAATCAGGTCAATGTAGACGATCTTTTAAATAACGAGATTGGCGGAATTATCCGCATGAAGTCTCCAAACGCCATTCAGGACATTTCTGTGCCGTTTGTAGCCGCGCAAACGCTTTCTGCTATCCAGTACATGGATCAGATGATTGAGGGCAAGACAGGCGTTTCTAGGGCCGCTATGGGCCTAGATCCAGATGCCCTACA